CAGGAAATGGCGAGGGGATTGACCCAACAAACAATCCAGCAATGCCAGGGGAGATGGCTTTTTCTGGACAGACTGAAGAACCTGCCTAATCAAGTCAGAGAAATTTTAAAAGATAGTGTTGACTAAATAGTTTTAAACTGTTATAATAAACATTAAGGAATAGAATATGTCAAAACCAATCAATATGGCTACAGGTGGATTAATGTCTATGCCACCTTATATCAGAGCTAATGATGAATCAGATAAAGAAATTAGAGCATCTGATGGAAATTTAGAAAGAGAACCTGCTGGTATTGGACCATATGATATTAATACTCCTGCTTCTGCTAGAAAAGGTTTACCTGCTAGATTATTAGGAAAAGAAAGAACAAGATTTTCTAAAGGAGGTAATGGTATTAAACCATTAAATCCAGATGATATTCCAATATTAGAAGAACATCCATTAGAACCTAGCGATACTAAATATGTTAAATTAAATGTTGCAGAAAAACTTTTATATAAAAATTTAAAAGCTATGGATGAATCAGGAGTTCTTGATGAAAAAGGAAAAAAGAAATTAAAAAAATTAGAACAAAAGAAAAATACAACAGCTCTTGGTGGACTAATGAACAGACAAGGATTATATAGAGGTGATAAACCTTTATTACCTTCTGAGATTCCAATATTAGAAGAACATAGTGATGATGGTATAGTTCCAAGTTCAGATAAAGTAGCAGGTGGAAATGCTGCAAGAGACCATCATATTAATAAAATGATTACAAAATTAGAAAATAGAAAAGAGATGGTAGAAGCTAAAGATGCAGTTGCTATTGATAATCAAATTAAAAAATTAGAAAAGATGAAATCATCTAATATTAAAACTGCAGCATTAGGTGGTTACATGGATGAAAATGATATTGCAGAACAAACACCACTTGCTTTAAATATTGGTGGTGCAGTTGGAAGAAAAGAAGAAAGAAAAGATTATCAAGCTTATGCCGAAGGTGATGTAGTTGAAGATGATATAATAGAAGATGAAGCTTTATTATCACCATTAGGTATAGAAGAAGATGCATTAGCAGAAACTGATTTAGAGATGACTGCAGAAGATGAAGCTCTTGGAGATGCAGATGCAGTATTAGATACTTCTATGTTATCAGAAGAAGAAGAAATAATATTGGATGAAGCAATGGAAATGCATCCAGAATTAGAATCAATTATTCCAAAAATAGTTGCAACAGAATTTACAGAAGATGAATTAGTAGAAGGACCAGGAGATGGAACTTCAGATTCAATTCCAGCAATGTTATCAGATGGAGAATTTGTATTTACAGCTAAAGCAGTAAAAAGTTTAGGTGTTGACAAATTAAGAAAGATGATGGCACAAGCAGAAGAAGCTTATGATGCTGGACAAATAGACCAAGAAGATAGTGCTGCTCAATTAGAAGCAGATTCTTTATTGGTATAACAGAATTTTTAGAGTGGTACTCTAAGGATAAACAAGCTACCTTTTAGAAATAAAAGCCCTTGTAGCTTTGTTTTCAATCAAGAACCAATTTTTAGCTACCTTCACAGTTAAGAAGCCCTAAAGGAGGAAACATGAAAGAAGACGAAGGACAAACTAAAGAAGTCGAAGCGAATCCATATAACCAACAAAAGTCTTGGCATACAGATGATGTAATGCCACAAACTTTTGTAAGTGCAGATAGTGGACCAGCAGATGCCAACACCGAACCTGTTAGACAGGGATTAAAATTTGCGACTGATACTAAACCTATCAACCCAAATTCAAACCAAGAAACAGAATCGGCTACTTCGGATAAGTCTTTACAGGAGTCAGCATTAAATGTTGATTCTAAACCTTATTCAAAAGTTGACTACAAAAAAAGATATGACGACCTAAAACGATATTATGATAGGAAGTTAGGTGATTGGAATACAAAAGAAGGAGACCTTAAAGCACAGCTTCAAGCGAACCGACCTAAGTATACACCACCGAAATCTGAAGAAGAGCTTAATGCTTTTAAGAAAGATTACCCTGACATATATGGAGTGGTGGAAACTGTATCTCACTTGCAATCTCAAAATGAGATGCAAAGTTTACAAGACGAAGTTGGCTCTTTGAAAAAAGCTAATCAAGCTTTAGCTCAAAGAGAAGCTCAATTAGAGTTATCGAAACTTCATCCAGACTTTAATGAAATTAAAGAATCAGATGATTTTCATAACTGGGCAGACTCACAACCCATGGAAATTAAATCATGGATTTATGAGAACAACAAGAATGGTAAACTTGCAGCAAGAGCAGTCGACCTGTATAAGAAAGACCGAGGACTTGGATTAGATAAAAAAACTACAACTGAAAAGCAGCCAAGGAATGAAGGTGCTGATTTGTTAGTTAAGACTAAAGAACAAATTGGACAACCAACAAACCAACAGGTGGTTTTCAAAAAATCAGATATTAATAAAATGTCTGAGAACGAGTTTATGAAATATGAGAAAGATATTTTAATAGCTCAACGAGAAGGTAGAGTTATCGAAGGATAATTTTATTTTCTTATTTTTATCAACAAGTAAATAAAGGAAATAAAAAATGGCACATTTCGCAGGTGGAAATACAGTCAACTTTTTAGCAGCGACAGCAGGTCAAGCTAATCAGTTCTGGGTTCCAGAAATATATAGTAAAAAAGTACAACTTGCCCTTAGAAAAGCTTCTACAGTAGAAGCTATCTGTAATACAGATTACATGGGTGAGATTAAAAACTTTGGCGATACAGTTAATATCGTTAAAGAACCAGAAATGGCAGTTGCAGCATATACTAGAGGATTAACTCCTTTGGTAAATACAACAGTAACTGACCAAGAATTAGTTTTAATAATAGATAAAGCTAATTATTTTCATTTTCAAATCGATTCTTTAGAGAAAAGATTTGGACACATCAACTTCCAAGAAATTGCATCTAATAACGCAGCATATAAGTTAAAAGATACAATGGATGCAGAAGTTATGCAAAATATGTATGATGATGCTCACGCAGCAACAGCCATATTAACACCAATTATTGCAGCAGGTAATGCAGCTAAAAAATTACTTTTTGGCTCAGTAGCAGTTCCGATTGCAATTAATCATGGTGCAGGAGCTTTAGATGTAGACCCTCTAAACTTCATGTCAAGATGTGCACAAGTTATGGATGAAAACAACAATCCTGATGAAGGTAGATGGTTTGTAGCAGCTCCGAATTTTTATAATTCGTTAGCAGATACAAGTTCTAAACTTTTGTCAATTGACTACAATGCAGGAAAAGGTTCATTAAGAAATGGACTTGTTGCTTCTGGTTTAGTTAGAGGATTTTCTATGTACAAATCTAATAACCTTCCATACTCTGCAGGTACTACACCAGTAGTTCTGTTTGGTCATATGAGAAGTACTTCAGCAGCTTCAGCAATGAATACTGTTGAGTCTTTCAGAAGCCCAACAACTTTTGCAGATGAGGTTAGAGGACTTCATGTATATGGTAGAAAAGTACTAACAACAGCTTCAGTTGGAGCTGGTATTGTTACAGTAACATAATCATAACTTTGATAGGGGGTAGCAATATCCCCTATCATTTAAATATAAAGGAACTATTATGGATAAATTAAAAGCTATTGCTTTAGAAGCAAAACATATTTGGAATGAACATAAAAAAGTTGTTATTGCAGTTGGTATAATTTTAGTTATTGCAATAATAGTTTAAATAAAATTCTAGGATTTAATAATCCTACACATTAAGGTATGAGACTTTAAATGGCAAAAACTTATAAGACATTTGTAAACGAATTATTAGTAGAGTTAAATGAACCTGAAGTTTCTACAGTTGCTACTGGAGTTGGAATACAAAAACAAGTAGCTAATGTAGTTAATAGAGCTTATTTTGATATTGTAGATTCTGTAGATGATTGGTCATGGTTAAGTTCTGATGTTCCTGATGACCCTTATTTTGGAAATACAATTGTACCAACAGTTGTTGGACAAAGATGGTATTTATGCAAAGCAGGTTCAGCAAATATAGATGCTGATTTTGATTCAGTAAACTGGAATATGTTTACTCTTGTAGACCCAAACTCACCTTACACAAATAATAAATTAGCTTTCACAACTTTAACAACATGGCGAAGTGGTTACTCTTCTTCAGAAGAACAAGCTGCAAGAACTGCTAGTTATGCTGTACCATTAAGAGTTATAAGAAGTTCTGATGGTAGAAGATTTGGATTATCTCCAATACCTGATAAAGTTTATAATATACATTTCTTTGCATATAATAGACCTACTGCTTTAGCAGCAGATACAGATGCAGTTCTATTTCCAGAACAATACAAACCAGTTTTACTAGCAAGAGCTAGATATTATTTATATCAATTTAAAGATAATATTGCACAATCGCAATTAGCTTTAGATGAATATAAAAAAGGATTACAAAATATGGCTGACAATTTAAATTCACCACAGCCACAATATATGTCGGATGTAAGATTTACATACTTACTACCATAAGGATTAAAAATATATGCCAACACAAGGTGCTTCTATTACAGTTGCAGGAGGATTAGATTTAGTATCAAGTAGTCATGCTTTATTTAGAACCCCTGGTGCTGCAACTATATTAGAAAATTTTGAATCTTCTACAACAGGTGGTTATAGAAGAATTAATGGTTATACTAAATGGGGTGCTGGAAGTGCAACAGTACCTTCAGGAGTAGCTACAGATTCTATTGAAGGACTTGTTTCTTATGCTAATGGAGTTGTAGCTTGTCAAGGAGCAAATATTTATTGGTCAAGTGATGGTATTACTTGGCTTCAAGTTAATAAAGATACTTATGTAACTAAGACAGGAACAGTTGCAGTTACTGCAAGTTCAGCTACAGTTACAGGAACAGGTACTTTATTCACAACTGAATTTGCTGTCAATGATAGAATACAAATTAATAGTATTAAGTATAGAGTTTTATCTATAACAAATGATACAGAATTAACATTAGATTATACTGTTGTAGCTTCAGTTTCAGGAGTTGCTGTTAAAAAAAGTGGTATAGTTGCAGGAAGTTTAGCTGCTGCTACTACTATTAATAGAACAAATCAAACTAATAATCAATTTGATACTTTTGAATCAGATGGTATTTATGGTAGTTTATATATTACTGATGGTACTAATAAGATAGCTGAATTTCAAATAACTGTTTCAGGTGGAGTTAATACTTTTTACTTTGAAGAGTTAACTAGGTCAGCTCCTACTAATCCTAAAATATGTAGTATATTTTCAGAAAGATTAATAGTTGCAGGACAATCAGCTTCAACAAGTACAGTAGCTTATAGTTCTAGATTAGAACCCTATGATTTTACTGGGTCTTCTGCAGGTGAAATAGATGTAGGAGATATTATTGTAGGTGTTAAAGTTTTTAGAAATAGTTTAATTATATTCTGTAAAAACAGTTTATTTGAGTTGACAAGTCTTGATTCTACCCCTATACTTAAGTCTATAACCAAAAATATAGGTTGTGTAAATGGAAATTCAATTCAAGAAATAGGTGGAGATTTAATCTTCCTAGCACCTGATGGATTAAGAACAGTTGCTGGTACAGCTAGAATTGATGATATAGAAATTGGTTCAATTAGTAGAAAGATTTTACCTTTAATAAATACTTTATTATCAAGTATTGCACAATATTCTATCTCTAGTATGGTTATTAGAGAAAGAAGTCAATATAGATTATTTTATCATAGGTCAGGTCAATCACAAGCAGGACAAAAAGGAATTATAGGAACTTTTAAATTTGATGAACAAGGAGTTCCTGCATTTGAATGGAGTGAAACAAAAGGTATGGATATTAAAGTTTGTACTTCAGGTTTAAATAATTCAAATGAAGAAGTAAAATTTGGTGCAAATGAAACTGGTTACATTTATCAAATAGATACTGGTGATAATTTTGATACAGCAAATATAGATGCAAAATTTCAAACACCAGATATGGATTATGGTGATAATGGTTTAAGAAAAAGTCTTTATGCTGTTAAAGCAAATATTAAACCAGAAGGAACACAACCAGATTTACAAATGAGAATTAGATATGATTTTGAATCTACAACTGTTCCTCAACCTGGTGCAGTTAATGTAGGTTCTTTAGCTGCTACATCTTTATATGGTTCTGCTATATATGGAACTGGAGTTTATGGTGCAGTAACTTTACCAAGTAAAAGAATGATAGTAACAGGAAGTGGTTTCTCAAATAATTTTAGATTTTTTAGTAATGATACAAATGCTGCATATGCAGTCAATGGATTATTTGTTTCATTTATAGCAGGAGGAAGAAGATAACATGGCAGGATATGTACGACAGAGTTCAGCAGAAATAGTAGATACTCTTACAATTGATGCAGTAGATTTAAATAATGAATTTGATGCTTTAGTTTCAGCTTTTGTAAATACAACTGGACATAAACATGATGGTACTGCAGCTAATGGTCCAGTAATTGGATTAATTGGTGACGCAAATCTTGCAACACCTTTAAATAAAATTTTAACTGATACAGCAAATGCTGAGTTAGAATTTTATATTAATGTTGGTGCAGCAGCTACAGAACAATTTAAAGTTTCTGATGGCTTAATAGTTCCTTCAGTAAATAATGATATTGATTTAGGAACAGCAGCTTTAAAATTTAAAGATGCATTCTTTGATGGTACAGTAACTTTAGATGGTTTAGTTGTTAGTGGTTCTACTGCTATTACATCTATAGATACAGATTTAACTGCTGTCTCAGCAAATGATGATACTTTAGCTTCAGCAAAAGCAATTAAAACTTATGTAGATGCAGTACCTATTGGAGACCTTACTGCTATTACAGTTGGAAATGGTTTAAGTGGAACATCTTTAACAGGACCAATACCAAATTTAATTATTGATACAGCAATAACAGTTGACAAAACAACTGCACAAACTTTATCATTAAAAACATTAACAAGTCCAGTTTTAAATGGAACTCTTAGTGGTACAGCTTTCTTAGATGAAGATACTTTATCTTCTGATTCAGCTATAGCAGTTGCTTCACAACAATCTATTAAAGCTTATATAGATAATAATGTTTCAAGTGTTACACCAAGTAGTACTACAACATTTACAAATAAAACAATTGATGCAAATGGTACTGGTAATAGTATTTCAAATCTTGAAGTTGCAGATTTAGCTTCAGGTGTTCTTGATACAGATTTAACAGCAGTTGCTGCAACTGATACTACTTTAGCTTCTGCTAAAGCTATTAAAACTTATGTAGATGCACAAGAACATTCTGTTACACCAAGTAGTGTTACTACATTTACAAATAAAACAATTGATGTAGATGCTACAGGTAACTCAATTACAAATTTAGCTAATGCAAATATTAAAGCAGCAGCAGCTATTGATGCTTCAAAGATTGCAGATGGTTCAGTAAGTGATGCAGAGTTTCAAAGACTAGATGGATTAACTTCAGATATTCAAACACAATTAGATTTAAAAGCAGCTTTAGCTTCTCCAGCTTTAACTGGAAATCCTACAGCTCCTACTCAAGTAGCAGGAAATAATTCAACAAGACTTGCAACTACAGCTTATGTAGATAATTCAACAGCATCTAGAGACCAATTAGGTGAACTAACAGATGTTACACTTGCTAGTGAAGCAGATGCTAATTATTTTATTTATGACAATGCTGCAAGTGTTTGGAAAAATAAAGCTATAAGTGGTGCATTTACTTCAACTAAAGAAGGAGTAACTACTTTAGCTTCTGGAATAGATGCTACAAAAATAGCAGATGGAACAGTAACAGACTCAGAATTTCAATTTATTAATAGCTTATCATCTAATGCTCAAACGCAAATAGATACTAAACAAGCTACAATAGATTCTTCTAACAGGTTAAATGCCAACCTAGTTGGAGATGGTTCAGTAGATAATACTGAATTTGGTTATTTAAATGGTGTAACTTCAGATATACAAGCTCAAATAAGTGCTAAAGCTTCAGCAGGTTTTGCTGTAGCTATGGCTATTGCTTTATAAGTTCTGTTGACAATTTGATTAAAAAAAGGTATAATTAGGATAATTCTATGGCACAAGATTTTGAAAGAACTTTAAAACAAGATATAACTTTAGTTGGTTCACCTACAGTATTAAGAGCAGCAGCTAATTCAGATGATGCAATCATTGGTGTTAGATGTGCAAATACTTCTGGTACTTCAGTTAATGTTTCTGTCTATGTTAAAAATGGAAGTGACACATATTTTATTATTAAAGATGCACCTATCCCTACAGGTGGTTCTTTAGAATTAATAGATGGTGGCTCCAAAGTTGTATTACAAACTGGTGATTCAATTGAAGCTTATGCTTCGGCTGCAACTTCTGTTGATATAATTACAAGTGTTGTAGATACTATCTCAGCATAATAATTTAAGGAAATAATATATATGGCATATGTTGGAAGAGTTCCAAGCAACGCAGTATTAACTTCAGGTGATATTGAAGATGGTGTTATTATTGCTTCTAAGATTGCAACTGATGCAGTTGAAACTGCAAAAGTTAAAGCTGATAATATTACAAATGCTAAAACAGAATTTACACCTGGCTTAGAAATTAAAGGTGATGGTGCAAGTGCTGCTGGTAAGTTAACTTTAAATTGTGAACAAAATACTCATGCAGTACATATTGAAAGTCCTGCTCATTCAGCAGGTGCTGGATATACTTTAACACTTCCTACAGGAGTAGGAACAAGTGGACAAGTTTTATCAAGTGATGGAACATCATCAAATCAATTAAGTTGGATAGATGCAGTAGAAGCAAAACCAACTGTAACTGCAGTAAGTGCAATTATTCCTCCAAGTGTAGCAACAAGTGTTACAATTACAGGAACTAATTTTGCAAGTGATTCTACTCATGTACCAATTGTAGAAGCAGTAAGTTCAACAAATGCATATACAAGAGCTTCAGTAGTTTCTTGGGCAAGTGCAACCTCTATCTCGGCAACCTTCGATTTACCTCTTGGAGATTACCGAGTTAGAGTTGAGAATCCAGATGGTAATGCTGGAATGTCAGCTAACGCAATTTTACAATCAAGCACAGCTCCTACATGGACAACTGCAGCAGGTTCTTTAGGAACTGTAGCTGCTTTAGGAAGTGTATCTTTTACAGTTGTAGCTACTTCAGATAGTGCAGTTACTTATGCAAAAACCTCTGGAACTTTTCCAGGTGGTGTTACAATTGCAAGTGCTACAGGAATTATAAGTGGAACAGAAACAGGAAGTACAGCAACAACAACTTATACTTTTGAAGTAACTCCAACAGATGC